TCCTGCTATTGCACCATTTGTTAAGATTTCTAAACTTGTTAGTGAACTTGCTTATAGCTTAGATTTAGACCCTGATGAAATACTCAATGACCCTGAAGAAGCAGCTATAATGGCACAAATAATAGGAATGCAAAATGCTGGACAAACAAATGGCGAGGAAGCTCAATCCCTTGGTCAATCACCCTCAATGGGAGGATTACAAGGAGTACCTGAACAACCTCAAGAACTTGGCGTTACAGGAACTGGTGGTGGCAACATCGGAACAGGAAATGTACCGGTTGCAGGGGAAACTTCGTTTAGTGGGAATGTTGGAGCAGCTACCCTTACAAGTTAAAGAAGCAATGGAGAGAATAGATGAGTAACATGAAAGGTGATTTAGATAAAGATGGTAAAATGTCTGGGTATGAACAAGCTAGACAAGATGCTATTGAAAAGAACATGAGAGAACAAAAACAAACTGGTGGTCCTATGTCTGTAGATGACCAAATGAAAATGGTTATGGAGCCACCTATGGTTCCTGATGAAGAAATGGAAAACCAGTATATGAATTTTATTTTGGAAGAAGCATTAAGTGAGGAAGAAGAAGATATGCTTATGTCCAAACTTGAACAAGATGAGCAACTAGAAATGCTTTTTGATAAAGTGTTAGATGTAGCTCAAGAATTTTCTGGGTCTGGTCCTGTTAATGGTCCGGGTTCAGGGGTCTCCGATTCGATACCAGCAAGACTATCGGATGGGGAATTTGTCTTTACTGCAAAAGCAACAGAACAAATCGGCGAATCTGAATTGATGCGTATGATGAAAGATGCTGAAGCTGCTGCAGATAAAAGACAAGAACTACAAGCTGGAGGAACTCCTACTGGAGAAGAAGAAGTCCTAGTCGCTTCTGATGAATTATTACCACAGGTCGAAGAACCTGATATGGTGGATACTGAAATCAGAAAAAAGATGATGGACCCTACTACTCAAGATAGGTATGTCCGAAGCTAAACATAGAGCTACCCTATTAGCGTAGGCACTCTATAAATATTAAACCGAAAGGCTACCTTTACAATACAAGCCCCATAGTGCACATATGGCTACCTTGTAAACAAAGCCCCAATTAGGAGGATAGATTATGACTGAACAAGTCCAAACAGAGGAAAAGCCAAATCCTTATAACGCTAAAAAAGATTGGCACGAAGAAGATAAACCTTTTTCAACATCAGAAAATCTTTATTTTGAAGAACCTGCTGATAAAAATAAATTGTTTGATACTTCAGATGTTACTGAAGCAGAAGACAAAGTTAATAAAGAAGCATTGG